CCGAGGGGAGCAGTGCTGCGGGCGACGGACGAACCGCTGAACTACACGAAGACGTTTGCGCCGAATGCCGGTCCTTACTGGGACCGCAGGCTGGCGGAAGCGGAAGGCGCGCAGATGGCCAAAGAGCTTGAAGCGTATATCAACAAAAAGACCGAATGAGTGACCTTGAAAAACTGAAGGAATGGATCTCAACGTATCCATTCCCCGAGGATTTCCGGGAGTACCGGATAGACTTCACGGATGCGACGTCCCCGGACGGCGGGCTGTTCCCGTCGGGCCTTGTGGAACTGTCCAGAAGGCGCGACATTTTGGGGCACGTCACCGTGCGGAACCAGTACAATTTCAGTCTGTATTGGGTGCTGTACTCGCCGAAGGACCAGACGATCGCCACGGCGAATGCCGAATGGCTGATGGACTTTCAGGCATGGGTGCAGGCGCAGTCCGCAGCAGGCCTTGCCCCGACGTTCGGAGACGTGCCGCGCCGGGAGACGATGACCGCATCCAACGGGACGCTGTTTGAATCGAGCGAGGAAGGTACGGCTATGTATATGGTCCAGCTTTCCGCGCAGTTTGAAAAGGAGTTATAAATGGCAAACACCTTCAACACGACGCCGGGTGCGACCGTTGCCCGCGAAATGCTGATCCTGTACCTGAACACCGGCACTTCGCTGGCGGCAACGTGGTCCGCGATCGGCAAGCGCGTCGAGGATTCGTCCATCGAATTTGACTGGGCGACCGAGAGCAAGATCGACATTTTCGGCGACACGTATACCACGGTCAAGAAACCGACCATGACGCAGAGCTTCGACCCGTGCGAGCTGGATGCAGCTGACGCGGCGCAGCAGAAGATCTGGACCGACGCGATCCGCAACCATGATCGCGCGGCGATGACCACATACGACTGCCTGCTGGTGCACTGCTACGCAGGCACGGCGGAGACTGCAATGTTCGCGGAGAGATATCCCGCGACTGCTATCGTTCCGACCGGTCTCGGAGGCGAAGGCGGCGGTTCTGTCGGCATGCCGATCGACGTCACGTTCGGCGGCACGAGAGAAACCGGCACGGCGAAGATCGTTGCCGGCGTGGTACAGTACACGCCGGATACGCCGGTATCGGCATAGAGAAGAAGGGGCACCGTAAAGGTGCCCCGATTTTATAGGAGGGACCATGAATACGATTAACATCGGGAGCGAACTGCAGGAATACAAGCTTGCGGAAGGCTGCATCGTGCACTTTAATCCGACGGACACTTTGTTCCTGCAGAAGATATACCAAGTTTTCAGGGATTCGGAGAAGGCGCAGGAGAGCTATCAGGCGGACCTTGCGAAGATCCCCGAGGACGACGTGGACGCGCTTTTCGCGTACATGGACGAAAGAGACAAAAAGATGCGGGAGACGCTGGACGGAATTTTCGACGTCCCCGTGTGTGCGGCAGTGTTCGGCGAGGTTAGCGTCTTCGCGAGGAACACTTCCGGCCTGCCCTTGTGGTCCGCGCTGCTGCTGGCGATCATCGACCAGTGCGAGACTGACGCCGGCGAGCTGACCGCGAAGGAAAAGCAGGCGATCAAAAAGTACACGGCCAAGTACCAGAAGAAGAGAAAATGATGTACGATCTTCCGGAAACGGTCACGGTCGGAGGGAAGGACTACAAGGTCCGGACCGACTACCGGGCAATACTGGATATCTGTATCGCGCTTACGGATCCCGATCTTACGCCGAGGGCAAAGACCATCGTCGTGATCGGGATCTTTTACGAGGAAGAGCCTCCGGTCGAGGAATGGGAAGAGGCGATCAAAGCCTGTTTTGATTTCATCGACATGGGACAGAGCGGCAAAAAAGGCCCGAAATTGATGGATTGGAAGCAGGACTTCCAGTTTATCGTTGCGCCGATAAACCGCGTGCTTGGAGGCGAAATTCGGGCTTGCAAGTACCTTCATTGGTGGACCTTCATGAGTGCGTATTACGAGATCGGGGACTGTCTGTTCGCGCAGATCGTCCGGATCCGAAATCAGAAGGCCCGGGGGAAGAAGCTCGACAAAACAGACCAAGAATGGTACCGGCAAAACCGGGACATTGTGGATATTAAAACGACGTATGCAGAGGCCGAAAAGGCCTTGCTGAAAGAGTGGGGTGCGAATTGAGCGAACCTATTACGATCAATACAAATATCGATCTCGACCAGCTGGACAAAGACCTTGCGAGAGTGCGGACGAAGATCCGTAACCTGCAGGACCAGCTTACAAAGCGCAACCTGAAGCAGAATGCGCTGGACGAAGAGGCGAAGGCCCTTGCTGCAGCGGCAGACGAAGCGAAGGCGAAGGTTGCACAGCTGCAGGCGGAGCTGGCCAAGCCGACCAGTTACGAATCCTTCCAGCGGGCGCAGGCGGAGCTGGCGGAGGCTACACGGAACGCGGACGCGCTGGACAAAGCCTATAACAAGGCGGCCGACAAGGCGGACAATTTCCGTGCGGAGACTGCGATCACGGAAGAACTTCTCTCGCAGCAGGAACAGACTGCGGCGGACCTTACGAGAATGATCCAAGAGCAGGCGAAGGACGAAAGCAAGGTCGCGGATGCTGCAGAGAAGGTGAAGAGCAGTATCGAAAAGACAGGCAAAAGCCTGAAGCAGCGGATCACGAGTATGGTCAAGAGCCTGCTGTTCTTTTCGCTGATCTCGAAGATGCTGTCGCACGTCCGGGAATACTTTACGGACATGATCAAACAGAACACGGAGGCGGCGGCCGCTGTCGGCAGGCTGAAGGGAGCATTTCAGACGCTGGCGCAGCCTATCCTGCAGGCGGTCCTTCCGGTGTTTATCAAGATCGTGGACTGGATCACGAGGATTATTCAGGCCCTGACGCAGCTTATCGCCCTGCTGACCGGAAAAACGGTCAAGGCATTTCAGGACGCCGCGAAGAACGCGGGCAAGGCCAACAAAAAGGCCGGGCAGCTTGCAGCCTTCGACACGATCCAAAAGCTCGGATCCTCCGGAGGCGGGAGCGAACTCGAAGCAAGTTACGAGCTCGCGGAAATGACGAACGACGAAATGGCCAAGACGCTGGCGCTGGTCGGTGCGATCGGCGCGGCGCTGCTGGCGTGGAAACTGTCCCCGGGCCTTCTGGAAGGCATCAAGGCGCTGGCATCCGGCGGCGGATTCGGCGGGATCCTGTCGACGCTGGGCAAGATCGCGGGCGCGGTGATGTTCGTAATCGGTCTGGTAAAAGGGATCCGGGACTATGTGACCGCATGGAACGAAGGCCTTGATATGAGTAACCTTCTCAACCTATTTCTGGACCTCGGCCTGATCGCCGGCGGTCTGGCGCTGATGTTCGGCAAAGTGGGCGCTGGTATCGGTCTGGTGGTCGGCGGCATCGCACTTCTGGTGCTGGGATTCAAGGACATTATGGAGAACGGCGCAAACCTGACAAACGTTCTGACGGTGATCGCGGGGCTGTTCGCTGCGGGTCTTGGAATTAGCATTATGACAAAAAGCTGGATCCCGCTGCTGGTCGCAGGAATTGCCGCGATCGTCTTTGCGCTTGTAGCCGTCGGCGGCGAGGCGGAAGAGCTGGTCGCGGGCATCAAGGATATTTTGAGCGGGCTTGTTAAATTCTTCAAAGGCGTATTCTCCGGTGACATGGAAATGGCCTTCGAGGGGCTGAAGCAGGCCGGCAAAGGTCTGGTCAATTCTCTTCTGGCGATCGCTGCCGGTCTGGTGAACGCGATCGTAAAGGGCCTGAACTGGTTAATCGACAAGATCAATACGATTTCGTTCGGGGTCCCGGATTGGGTGCCGATCATCGGAGGCAAGACGGTCGGATTCAATCTTCCGCACGTCAACGAATGGACGAACATTCCGTATCTGGCGCAGGGCGCGGTGATCCCGCCGAACCGGGAATTTCTGGCCGTGCTGGGCGATCAAAAGTCCGGTACGAACATCGAAGCGCCGCTTGATACGCTGGTCGCCGCATTCAAGGCTGCGCAGGCAGACAGGCCTTTGAACGTTGTGATCCGGTACGAAGGGACACTTGCGGGCATCGCGAGAGAGCTCCGTCCGGCGATTCTGGTCGAGGGACAGCGTGTAGGCCCGACCTTTTGGGGGACGAAATGAACAAGGGATTAACGCTTGACGGTGTATTCTATAAGCTTCACGTCTCTTCGCTGAAGAGGCATTTTCAGGTGCTGGACGGCGAGAACGCAGAGCGCGCGGATGCCGGTAACATCATCCGGGACGTGATCGGGACGTACTATAACTATTCAATGACCATCGAGAATGCGGTGGATACGAGATCCGATTACGATGCCTTTTACGAAGAAATCTCGGCTCCGGTGGAAAGTCATATCCTGACCGTTCCGTACGCGCAGGGCACAATGACCTTCGAGGCGTACGTCACGGCCGGCGAGGACAATCTGGAGCTGATGGACGAAGACGGGACCGACTGGAACGGTCTGACCGTGCAATTCATCGCGTGCGAACCGAAGAGGGTGCCTGCATGAGCATAACCTTCAAATACAAAGGCGAAACCTTCACAGCGCAGAACAGATCGCAGTCCGAAATGGTCATAGAGAAGGCACTGGTCGCGGAAATGCTGTCGGCCGATTCCTTCTCTTTTCTTTTGAGAGGCGCGACGGGGAACTACGAGCAGAACTATCGCAAGGGCGACGTTCTGGAAATCTGGAACGGCGCGTCGCAGATCGCGGAGTTCTTCATTGAGCGGATCAAGGCAGACGACGCGAATTTCCAATTCACCTGCACGTCCGCTGTTGGCATGCTGGCAACCGTGCATCAAGACGGCGGCATGCTGTCCGGGGAAACCGTGGGGGACGTCCTCCCGGGGCTGATGGGGAACTATTCGTACGTCGTGGATCCGGAGGTCGCGGCGATTCAGCTGCGCGGATGGCTTCCGGAATCGGACTGCAGATCCGCACTGCGGCAAATCTGTCTTCCGTACGGTATTTCAATCATGCGCACGTCGGCGGGCCTGCCGCACTTCAAATTCAACTTCCCGACGGTGGCGAAAGAGATTTCCCGCAGGGACGTGTATTCCGGGCTGAAAAGAGGCGATCTCACGCCGGTTACACAAGTAACGGTTCTGGAGCACTCTTTTTATGCTTCGAACGCAGTCTCGGAAGAGGTCCTGTTCGACAATACCAGCACAGCGATCGCGGCATCGTCCGACAGGATCTCTTTTGACATGCCTATTCAGGCGACGACGCTACGCGCGACGGGATCTCTCACGATCGACGATTCCGGCGTGAACTTCGCTGTCGTCTCGGGCGTGGGTGTTCTGTACGGCAAACCGTACGTCCATACCGTCCGGGCGCAATCCGCTTCGACGGGCGTCGTCGGCGAACCGAACGAAATGCGCTTCGAAGACGCGTATCTGGTAAATTCGCTCAATTCGTACAACACGCTGCAGAGGCTGGCGTCTTACTATTCGACGGCAGAAGAGCTCGACGTGTCCATCCGGGCGGATGGAACGGTCCGGGCCGGGGATCTTGTGCGAGTATACGACAAGTATCGGCAGGAATGGGTGAACGGCTATCTTCAGAAGGCCGTTGTGCGATTCTCCGCGAGCACGACAAGAGCAGACTGCAGCGTGATCGCGAACTGGAGACCTGACTATATCGGCAACAATTACGATTCGTACGTCGTCATCAAGGCATCTGACCTTGTGGGCGGGGTCTGGACCGTACCTGCAGAACTTCAGGGCAAACGTGTTCAGGTGGTCCTTTTCGGAGGCCTGCGCGGCGGGCATTCCGGCGGCAAAGGGCAAACGCCGGCGCCTGTCTATCCGGGCGACGGGACGTGGCATTACGAAGGGAATGCAGGAGGCGTCGGAGGCGACGGCGGCGAGGGTGCGATGGTATACGCCGCAGAAATCGATCTCACGGCGGCAAGCTATGCCGTGACGATCGGGTCCGGCGGCCCGGGCGGGATCTCCGCAGACGGGACGGACGTTGCCGGCGATCTCGGCGGGGATACGACGTTCGGGTCCATGTCATCGGCGAACGGTGCGGAGGTCTCGAACTACATCAACCTTGTGGACGGGACGCTGTACATCGAGGCCGGCGACAAAGGCCAAGACGGCGGCAAGGGCGGCGAAGGCGGAACCGTAAACATCGAAATGGTCTCTTACATCACGCCGGACAATGTTTGGGATCCGTATCTGGAAGGAACGTGGGACGTCGGCGAGGATGGCGAGGATATCGGAACGCATTCCGGAGGCGCGAAGGGTACAACCGGATGGGTCGGACAGTCGACCGGCGGGCAAGGCGTCATGTCGCACGGAAAGACAGTCGGCGTCACGGCTCCGGGCGGCGGCGGCGGAGCATCTATCAGTGCCAACGGATCCGCAGGCGGGAACTCTACGTCATCGTACAACGCTGGTGTATGGTCCTATTTTTCGGGCCCCGGCGGAAATGGTGCTGCCGCAACGACGGTCCCGGCGAAGGCATCCTTTGGGAAATGCGGCCGCGGCGGATACGGAGGCGGCGGAGGCGGCCTCCCGGGCAAATGTGAAACGCAGTCGATCGAATGGCCGCGGTACAGTTACAACGTCAATCCCGGCACGCCGGGGCAGGGCGGTCTCGGCTCGCAGGGCGGGACCGGATCCGACGGTTTTGTCGTTGTGTATTACAAGGCATAGGAGGGCATCATGCTGGAGACAATTATTTCATCCGCAATAACCGGCGGGCTCGCCTTGATAGGCGTTTACGTCGCGAACCGCAAAAGCGCCGCCTTGTGGCAATACCGTCTCGAACAGCTGGAGAAGAAGGTCGACAAACACAATAACGTGATCGAGCGCACCTACAAGCTGGAAGAGAGAACCGAACTGCAGG